CCGTTTTAAGCGCTGCAAACTACACAGGCGCTACAAGCCTTACAGCCTCGCCAGTGACCACGCTAGGCGCTTACACCATCCCTAGCGGCACAAACGTAAACGCTTACATAAACCGCATCCAGCAGGCTGAACAAGGCCGCATTTTCTGTGATCGAGAAAACGTGCTGACCGCGCAAGAACGCATAGGCACAACTCTTGAGCCGGCTACAGCCACGTTTAACGACACTGGCACAGCGACACCGTATGACGCCGTGTTTGTAGAGTTTGATCAACAGACCGTAATTAACAATGCCAACATCACTATTGAGTCTGGTGGCACGTTACAAAACGCCAGCGATGCTGCGTCAATTGCAGAGTACTTTACGCAAACTGAGGCAATCACAGACAGCTTGCTGAGTAGTGACGCACAAGCTGCCACGCTCGCCAGTTACCTGCTTTACCCAATCCCACGCCCACGTTTTACCAGTGTGTCAACCACATTTGCCAGCCTGAGCGATGCCCAAAAAACGGCGCTAGCACCAATAGAAATTGGTCAAACAGTGTCAATTACTAAGACGTTTGCATCTGGCACACCATTAAGCGTCAACCAAGACTTAAGCGTTGAGGGCATAGATCACGTCATTGACATGAACACAGGACACCGCATGACTTTGTGGACATCGCCAACGGTCATCCTTGATCAGTTTATTTTGGATGACATTACGTTTGGTGTGCTATCTACCAGTAACGCGCTCGGTTAGGATAAAGTGCAACTATGACTACGCCTTTCCCGTTTGTAGCAAACACGGTGCTGACCGCAGCACAATTAAACGCAGTTACCACGTTGCCAGTTAACGCACGCACCGCTAACTACACGCTAGTTGTAGGTGATGTCGGTTATCGAGTCCAAATGACTGCAGCAGGTGCAACAACGATTACAGTCAACACAGGCATTTTCAGCGCTGGTGACACTATTTGGATACAAAACATGGGCGCTGGCACTTGCACAATTACTGCCGGCACTGCAACAGTTAATACGGCATCATCTTTAGCGTTGGCACAATATGGAGGTGGCACGCTTGTTTTCCAAAGTGCTAGTGCTGCTACTTTTTTTAGCCAAGTGGCAGCAACCTATGGCACGGCTACAGGTGGCACAGCGTTACCAACACCGCCAGCAGGTTACGCAGGTTTATCTTTTACATCTGACGGCACATTAACTGTCACTAAAGCAGGTCTCTTTGATTTGTTCATGGTTGGCGGTGGTGCGGCGGGCGGTAATAATTCTGTTTCTAATCGCTACACAGGTGGCGGTGGCGCGGGTGGCGTTTTTACAGGCACAGTTTATTTAGCAGCAACAACATACGCAGTTGACATTGGCGCAGGTGGCGCGCGTGGTGCAACAGGTACAGGTTTTACAACTCGACTAGATAGTGGCTTAACAAGTGTTTCTGCAGTCGGCGGCGGTTTTGGCGCAGGCGCAGCAAGCGTCTATCAAACAGCTGGCGCGGGCGGATGCGGTGGTGGTGGCATGGGCGAGTCTGGTTACGAAACAGGTTTTGCAGGTTTGCAAGGTTTTGCAGGCGGAAACGGTGTTGCGACAGTTGGTCAGGCTGGCGGTGGCGGTGGCGGCGCTACGGCGGTTGGAGGCAATGCGTCTGGCACAGTTGCAGGAACACCCGGCACTGGCATTACGTCATCGTTTAGCGGTGTGTCAGCAACTTACGCTGCAGGCGGTACAGGTGGCGGCGCGTCAGGCGCGGGCCGCACTACGGCAGGGCCAGCCAATACAGGAAATGGTGGTGGTGGAAATGACGCAACTGCTAACAACAATGCTGGCGCAGGCGGTTCAGGTATTCTAATTTTGAGGTACAAAGTATGACAAACCACCAGTATTTTGCACAGATTGACGAAAACAACATTGTTGTTTTTGTATCGGTAGTGACCGCCGAATATATGGCAGAAAACCCAGACCGCTATCCCGGCACATGGGCAGAAACATTTTTTGACACGGCAGGAAAAACTTACGCAGGTATTGGCTACACCTACAACCCTGCAACAAAAGACTTTTCACAGCCAGTTTATGAAACGCCTGCTACTTAGTTTTATGCTTGCGCTTGTCCTGACCGCGTGCGAAACAACACGCACTAACGCGCCAATGAAAGTAAAAAACAGCGCGCTTACACGATGCTCAACTATTGCACAATGCGAAAGAGTAGCCAATGACTAAACAACCTGCAGAAATAGAACACTTACACGCGCGCATGATCGTCTTTGTTGGCTGCACAATCGCAGTCACCTTTGCACTTACCGTTATAGGTTTTGTTTACGGCCTGCTATTTGTGACACAGCCTTTAGAGCAATCACCAAATGACGCACAATTTATTGACCTGCTGTCAACGCTTACAGTGTTTATGACTGGCACGTTGTCTGGTCTAGTTGCCGCTAACGGATTAAAACGAAAACCTGCTGATGGCAATACTGCCAGCCAACCCTAAAGTCATCGGGTCTAAGCCGTACACAGGCAACAGTGACGGCGCAGCTGCAGGCCCACGTGCCGGCACAGATGAATGGATACGGCAAGCCATAAAGCATGGCAATGGCGCGTTTTGGAATAACGGCAGTTGGGGAATACGCGATATGCGCGGCTCAACCAACTTAAGTGTGCACGCCACTGGTCGAGCAGTTGACTTGTCTTACAGACCGTCAGAGAAACAACCAACAGCCAACCGTAAAGGCACAATGGATTTTTTTAACATTGTCACGGCCAACGCAAACGAGTTAGGTCTTGAGTGCATCCTTGATTACTTGCTTAAGCCTTACGGTCGAGGCTGGCGGTGTGATCGTCAAGCGTGGAGCAAATACTCTAAGCCAACAATTCACGGTGCGCCAGGTGGCGATTGGTTACACATTGAGATAAACCCACAAATGGCAGACGCACCAAACCTTGTAAAACAAGCGTTTCAGAGGGTATTCACCGAATTGCCACAGTGATCCTCTAAGGTCAAATGACCGGCGATAGGAGATGCAATGGCAGACGCTAAAACATATATTTACGAGGTTTACACAACCGTCATGGACAGCAGCCAGATGGTGTTAGTGCAAATATTCCGTGACCCTGAAACAGACAAAGTGCTACACGCCCAAATTGCGTTTAAGGATGCGATTGGCGATAGTTGGCAGACCCCCTACCAATTGGAGAAAAAATGAGTTACTTAATAATCAAAATAGGTGCATGGGCAATTAGCGGTTTAGCAGCGTTTGTGTTGCTTTGGGATGCCAGCGCGCCACCAGCAGTAAAACTGCAACCGGGTGAACAGATCACCACAACCCTAAACAGTGTTGTGCCATCAACCATTGCGCTAACACCAATACCAACCACAACCACTACGGAAGCGCCTAAAGGCTGTGCACAGTATGTGGCTGACGCAATCACGGCAGGCTGGCCAGCAGACCAAGCACCAATGCTGGCGCGCGTAATGTTTCGTGAGTCACGATGCACACCAACCGCCTACAACGGCAAAGACATGGCAGGCGGCTCATACGGGCTAATGCAGATCAACGGCCAACACAAAGAGTGGCTAATCGAGCAAGGTTTCATAACCAGCCTTGACGATCTATTTGTGCCGTCAGTCAATCTCAGAGTCTCAGCACACCTCTACAGTATGGTGGGCTGGTCAGCGTGGGCAAGTACACATGGCTGATATTCCATATCCCGAAACTGGCCTAAGCCAAGAAACAAGAGAAACAATGTATCCCGAAACCTACAGCGACAAATACAACAAAGTATTTAAGACGTTCATAGATGACATCTTTAGACCAAACCACGTGCCAAAACCTGAACAGCCAGATCACAGCATTTTGCTAGACGAGCTGGTACTTATGTATGACGCACACATGACCATTGGCGGTGAACAAAACAGGTTTAACGCCTCAGTACTTAAAGCGGCCATAAATGTTATACGCGCCTTGTAAAGCGTGCGGTCTAACAATGCACGGCACTCGATACCGGCACAACCCTGAAAAAGTATTGTGGTTACACCCCAGCCTAAAAGCGTGTAGTAAGGTCAGACCAATATTCCCGACTAAGAGAAAGAACCCGACATGATTAAAACAGAAATAGTCATACCGTTGACTGCAGACGATGTACGCAAGATTTACGACATCGCCGCAACGTGTGACGCACAAATAAAGTTGCGTAAACAACGTGATGATTACACCGCATTTGATCACACCAACAGAGTTGGTTACGCAGGCGAATACGCGTTTGCCAAATGGCTTAAAGTGCCGTTTAAGTACAGGTCTTATGATCGACTCAGCACAGATGTGATGGGTTATCAAATTAAAACCACAGCCTTAAGCACTGGGTCTTTAATAAAAAAACTTACTAACCCTGCTGGCACATATGTGCTGGCAATTCTTAATGGCGATTATGAGTCAGTGACGTTAAAAGGATGGGCATTAAGTCAAGACATTGAGCAAGAGTGCTATTGGCGTAACGATGTACCTAAACCTGCATGGTTTATGCCTCAATCACAATTGTGGTCAATGGATGAGT